GCAGGTGCCTTGCTGGGATCTGTTATCCCCGGTTTTGGTACTGCAGTTGGTGCTCTGGTTGGTGGAGCCGCCGGGCTTATTAAGGGTGGCACACAAATTTTCGAAGCAAAAGACGACGCCTTCAAATCTTACTACCAGTCTCTCTATGAGACCGCAGCCGAGGCCACGACGGAAGGCATTTCCTCCGGCATGATCGCAGCTGCCAGCCGCGAGACCACAAAGCTCTCTTTCGACACTCTGTTGGGTAGCAAGGAGGCCTCCGCGGCGTTTTTGGAGGACATTCAGTCCACCGCCGCATCCACGCCTTTTGGCTATGATGATCTGACGTCGCTTTCCAAGACCCTGCTTACCTTTGGTTATGCGGTGGAAGATATCATCCCCACATTGACCAAGGTTGGCGACGCCGGTGCCGCGCTGGGCCTTTCCACAGCTGACATCAATACCGTTGCCACCTACATTGGCCGTATGCAGTCCAGCGACAAGGCCACACTGGAATATTTGAACCCCCTGAATGAGCGGGGATTCTCCGTGTTCCAGTGGATTGCAGATGACCTTGGCATTACCATCGCTGACGTCTATGACAAGATATCCAAGAGCGAGTTGAGCGGCGGCTATGTCAGTGACCTCATCCTCGCGAGGTTCGCCGACGAAAACGGCCCATATGCGGGCATGATGGACGCCATGTCTAAAACTACAGAGGGTTTGGACTCCACTCTGGAAGACCTTCTTGGCAACATCGACATCGCTGGCGGCGATGCCTATAACGCCCTTCGAAACGAGGAGAAAGAGCGCTCTATTGCTTCCTATGAAGGTCCTCTGGGTGATGCACTGACGGAACTGAGCCGTGTCAGCGGCGAAAATCGCGCCCAAATGGAGAATCTGGCAGACCAGTACACCAGAGAGGCTCTGTCTGCCGTTTTGCTTGGTGAAAAGACAAGTCTGTATGGAGCGTTAGACAGTGCAAAGCTGGACGCCATGAGGGAGGAATATGCTCTGGCCGCACAGCAGTATGCAGACGGATCCTTCGAAGCAGGCCTGAAAATGGAGCAGTTAAAAGAGGACGCGGAGGCTCTGGCCACGGCGGTCTATGAGTCTAGTGACCTGTACCAGGAATACATGGACGTAGAGTTAAGCCAGATCGACGCCATCCGGGAGAACACAATCGGACTTGAAGCGGCTACCAATGCCTACAGAACATCGAATGCGTTCACGAAAGGCGCCGGATTCACTATCGCGCCGGCTATCAGCGCTGAAGAGGCTGCAGCAAACGCGGAACACATTCAAACACTGCGGGATCTTGGCCTATATGCCTACGGCCTTAGTTATGTGCCTTATGACAATTACCCGGCGATGCTGCACGAGGGCGAACGGGTTCTGACTGCGGAGGAGGCACGTCGAAAAGGGTCTGAAGGTATCGTTGTGCTGGTTACCGACAACAACTTCAATGTTCGAGATGACTCCGATGTTCACCGCATAGCCAGGGAAATTGCAAATGAACTCAAGATGGCTTTGGTGTCTTACGGAGGTTGATTATGCGAATTATATTCAGAAATACAAAGACCAATGAGGAACTGGTCATGCCCGTAACTCCTCCAGGGTTCCAGCTGACTGTCGGTCGGCTCGTTCAAAGCATTGATATGGCGCAGATCGGACAAGTCAATTTGCCGGGGGTGCAGGCACTTTTCAATGAGCAGGTGGAGTTCCTCCTTCCTGCAGAAGAACGCAATTATACAGTGCCTGGATATACCGGAGATCCGTATAGTATCATTGATCAGCTGGTCCGATGGTCCAATGACGGAGATGTTCTCCGTTTTATCGTTACAGATACCCCTGTGAATTATCCCGTTCTGCTGCCTCCGGTACAGTTCCGGGCGGAAGGCGGTGCCGGCGATCTAATCGTTACATTGACACTCCGGCAGTATCGGGATCTCGTTGCGGAAACCACAGAGCGGGTGGATACTGGCAACACCGGCCGCAGCGTTGACGTCGCCAAGACTGCCGCCGACTCGCACACAGTTGAGCCCGGAGACACGCTCTGGGGAATTGCTCGAAAGTACTACGGCAACGGCCAGTTGGCGTATAGGCTGGCGGCCTATAACGGCATTAAGAATGCCAACCTGATTTTTCCAAACCAGATAATCACGATTCCTGACAAATCGCTGCTGTGAGGTGCTGATATATGGCTTATGACGACCTGTTGAAAATCCGCACCTGGAGCAATGATGCCAGTAAGACGGAGCACATTACCAATCGAGTGAAAAGCCTTACCTGGAGCGGGAACTATAAGGACTGTGCCAGAAAGCTGTCATTTGATGTCCTTGCCGGCGCTTTGGTCGAAATTGGCGGTATGGCGAGGCTCTATAACGAGGCAGATATTCTTTTCTCTGGTAATGTCCGACGGTGCAGTCGCGATACCCGTCAACAGATCATTTCCTGCACGGCCTATGACAGAGGTGTTTTCCTCAAGAATAACTCCACCTTCATGGCTGTTCGCAATCAGACGCCGGAGGATATCACCCGACAGCTCTGCAGTGAGTTCGGCATTCCTGTTGGTAGTATTGCCGCAACCGGTGTGAAGGTTTCACGAAACTTCCTTGGTACCAATCTCTATCAGATCATCCAGACAATGTATACGCTGGCATCCGAGAAAACGGGAAAGAAGTACCAGATCCGATTCAAGAGTAACGACCTTGAAGTTGTTGAAAAAGCAATCAATACAGAAAGTATTCGGCTTGTGCCTGGTTCCAACTTGATTTCGTGCAAAGCGGAAGACAGCATTGAAACTATCGTGACTTCCGTTGCGGTATATTCAGACGAATTCAAGAAAGTGGCCACCTATGACAGTCCGGATAACTACCGGGCGCTGTATGGCCTGTTCCAGACCGCAATCAAAGCCAGTTCTTATGATGATCCTGCCGCCGCTGCAAAGGATATACTGCAGGAGAACGGCTACTCCCAGACCATTACAGCTGTCTGTCTGGGAAACAAAAAGCTGATTACCGGTAATGCCGTTGTTGTTCATGAGCCTGTTACCGGCGCGGATGGCCTGTTCTGGATCCTTTCGGACAGCCATACGGTCACCAATGGCATCTACCAGACCACGGTAACGCTGGACTTCCGAAACCTCATGGACAAGCAGGAAGCCGGCAGTGTGCCTACCACATGATTTCAGGAGGTGTGTATGAGTACAAATCCCTATACTGACATCCTCGAAACGATGGGAACGGTGGGCGCCGAGAAAGCCAGAGAAGGGGCGCTGAAGTTCCTGCTGGCCACAGTTGTTACCGTGGACCCTATTACGCTGGATGTGTGCGGAACTCCGCAGGAAGCGGAGAGAGTTGCTGTATGCTCCCATCTGATGCGCGGTTACGCAGAGTCCGTGAATGTTAAGGGCAGCTTGGCAATTTCCGCCAGCTGTCCTATGGGGAGCCACAGCTCCATGACGGTGAACAGTGGCACTCTGAATCTGACCCTCGCAAAAAATATTCTCAAAGCCGGTGATCAGGTGGTAGTGCTAACTTCTGACAACCAGAGCTTCATTATTTACGACAAGGTGGTGTATCAATGAGCAGCATTTTTCCGATGGTTCAGCCCGAAGTGAGCGAAACCAGCGCAGCACAGCTCCCGCTTTGCCGTGAAATCGCATGGGACTTTGTAAACGGAACGCCTATCTTTTCTGGTGGCCGTCCGGTAGAGGTCACCGGTGCTGAAGCCGTCAAGGTCTGGGTGTGGAAAGCACTAAAGACCGCTCGATTCCGTCACGATATCTACACCTGGGACTATGGGTGCGAAGCAGAAAGCCTCATTGGGCAGGCGTTTACTCCCGAAGTTAAGCAAAGCGAAGCGACGCGATACATCCGGGAGGCTTTGCAGCCGAATCCGTACATTACGGAAGTCCAGCAAGTATCTGTTGAATTCTCAAATACCTTGCTCTCCGTCCACTGCAAGGTAAATACCATCTATGGGGAGGTGGAAATCAATGTTTGAAAATGTGACAGTGGAAAGCATTAAGCAGAATATCCTTGGCAGGCTGACAACCACCTTGCAGACCCGCGAGGGCAGCTTTACCAATGATGTAATCTCTGCCATGGCTGCGGAGATCTGTGCGTGTTATCACAAGATGGACGAGTTCTTGCCTGCGTTTTATGTTGATGAAAACTCCGGCGAATTCATTGATAAGCAGGCTTCTATCGTGGGTGTAATCAGAAAAGCGGGTACCTATTCCACCTGCGAGATCACTTTCACCGGAACCGACGGTGCAACGGTCCCTGCTGGCGCTCCGTTCTATACAGCGGCCGGACTGACATTCATGTTGTCTGAAGCTGTTACTGTGTCTGAAGGTACGGCAGTCGGCATTCTGACTGCGGCCGAGGTAGGCGACATCTATAACATCGGTGAAGGCGAGATCGTGTCCACGCTGAAAAACTACTCCGGCATTGCGTCCTATACCAACGCTGCTGCGGCTGGCGGCAGTGATCAGGAGTCTGACGAGGCACTTCTTGCCCGGTACCTGGAGCGTATGCAGCGGAGCGCCACCTCCGGAAACCCGTATCACTATCAGCTGTGGGCGGGTCAGGTCTCCGGCATTGGCGCCGCGCGTGTGATCTCCAAGTGGAATGGCGCCGGCACAGTTAAGGTTGTGCTGGCCAGCGATGACATGGAGCCGCCCGACGAGTCTATCGTTACTGCTTGCGCAGAATATATCGAGACCCAGCGTCCTGTCGGTCCGGAGGTCACTGTGGTGGCCGCACAGGCGCAGGAAATCAGCGTGGCGGCAACCGTGACCGTGGATGGCACCACGACAAAAGACGCTGTACAGGCCGCTCTGGAGGCTTCTGTGAGGGATTATCTGATGGACCTGTCCTCCGGAGCGTTTTCGGACAACATCGATCTGCAAACGGATACCCTCTCCGGCAAGGCATATACCGCGCTCTATAACCAGATCGCCTTCCGCCTTCTGTCCGTGCCCGGCGTCGTTGACTATTCCGCACTGACGGTAAACGGTGGCACCACGAACATCTCTGTGGCTGCCGACAGCCTGCCGGTGCTCACGGGGGTGACTGTGAGTTGAAACCGCTGATTGCACGATACCCTGACTTTTATGCGGGCTCTCCGGAGTTCAAGGACCTTCAGGCCGCTGTCGAGCCCGAGATCCTTGCGCTCTGGGAGGCGCGGGACAGCCTTCTGGCACAGCTTAATGTAGAGACTGCTACATGGGGCCTCAAGTACTGGGAGCAGACGCTTGGGATC